ACGCATGAGTGGTGCGCAAAGTATGTGCGGCTCGACAAGCGATTTACCGCGAGGCCAGGCATGTATGACGTGAACTTTACGCCATACATGAAGGGTCCTCACGAATGGTTTTCAGACCCATACGTCGAAGAAATCACAGGGGCTAAGTCGCGTCAGGTCGGCGGGACGACTTACTTAGGCAACTGCATGATGTTCGCGGCCGCTGAGGACCCAGGACCCGGTCTTTACGTCACATCGACGATCGCCAAAGCTCAGTCGTTCTCAGAGCGCGAGTGGCAACCCCGTGTTGAACTATGTGAACCACTTAAGGAGTTGATGCCAGACGATGACCACGACTTTAAGAAGCTGGTCCAGCACTTCAAGTCGTGCACATTTGAGCTCACAGGGTCGAATTCGCCAGCGAACTTGATGTCCAGGCCGATTCGCTATCTGTTCGAGGACGAAGTCGACACTTGGCCTGAAGGCGATGAGGGAGACGCACCGGCTATGTCGACCGCTGAGGCCTCGACGATTTCCTACTCGCATGCGCGCAAGATTCTACGCATATCAACGCCAACAGTTCCAGAGGGAAACATCTGGAAGTATTTCCTACGAGGCACGCAACACAAATACTTCGTGCCATGTCCAGTCTGCGGCCACGAGTTCGAGCTTAAGTTCGAGCATCTGAATTTCCATCGCGAGACGAATCGCAACGCTGAGGGCAAGTGGGATCTTGACAAGGTTCGTGACACTACCTCGTTGACGTGTCCAAGCAAAGGTTGCGACGTTGAGCAGTGGCGACAAGGCCAGATGGTAGTTGACGGCAAATGGGTTCAGACGAATCCAAACGCGCCTCGTCGCCACATCTCGTGGCACATATCGGCGCTCTACAGTCCAACGCTGACGTGGGGCCAGATCGCGGTCATTTTCCTCGAAGGCAAGGACACTGCGGGTGGCATCCACGATTTCTACAATCACTACCTTGGATTGCCTTACGTTGCGCACGCGACGATCATCACGATCAGCGACGTCGAGCGAGTGCGCGATGCGTCTCCGAAGTATAAAGTTTACGACGAGCGAGACCCTAACTGGACACTGCCGGCAGAGATGGAGTTTATTCTCATGATGGTCGACGTTCAACAGGACTGTTTTTGGTGGGGGCAGCGTGGGGTTTCGATCAACGAGGACTCGTATCTCATCGACTACGGTCAAGCCGCGACCTGGGCGGACTTAGCAGAACTACGTGAGCGGTGGTATCGACAACCCAGCGGCGAGATGACCCAACCGTTCCGAGGCCTCATCGACTCAGGGTTCCGAGCCAAACGCGAGTCAGGCGTCTACGACTTCTGCATCGCGAGTTCCGGCTTGTTCTTCCCGTGCCAAGGACGATCGATGAACCACGGTTTGTTCCAACCCGTGCGCGAAACTCACTTCGAACACAAGGGCATTCTCATCCCCGCGGTGCAACTACGGGACGATCTTTACAAAGAACAACTCTATCTCGCAAAGATCAAGAAGCAAACGGGTTCCGGGTGGTATTTGCCACAGAACATCGGCGAGGCATACAAAGCTCAGCTGACCGATGAGCAACTCACGCACACGAAGACCGAGAAAGGTCAGAAGGTCCTTGAATGGAAATCGGCAAAGGGCAACAACCACTTAGGTGATGTCGAGAAGTGCCTGCTCGCTGGAATCGACGTGATGTTGCCGATCCTTAGAGCGGAACGTGACTCGCGTAGTGCGCCCAAAGAAGTTCCCGATCCCAAGGGACCGAAGGTACTCGACGAGGCTCCAAGAATGCCGCACGACCCGTGGGCTTTGCCGACGTAATACTGTCAGATTGACAAACGCGAGCCTCGTATGTCGCCGCTAGCACAGGTTTATTACGAATTGGCCGAAGAAAAAGACGCAGTCACTTTAGGGAGTGGCCGCGTTTGGCTCGTTGAACAACGCGATTTGGCGCTAGGGGCCGAGCAGGTCGACCAAGGTTCATCGTTAGTTCAAGAGGCTTTTGAAGGTCATTCGTCCACCTGGACTGTCGGTCGTAGCTCCGAGGACCGCTTAGTCGCACTCCAAGAAGCGCTTCGAGCCTACGACGGCAATGCAGTTAAATTCACCGTTCCCACTTTCACATGCCTCCCTCACTGAAGTTCTTGAATCCTAAATCGTGGTTCGGGTCGGCGGTCGACGTTTCGTCGTCATCGGTCCAACCGTTCATGGGGTCAGGAGACTCCAACGTTCGCACGTCGACATCCGGCATGCCAATTGACTCGCGGCGCGAGATCACCGCCTTCACACGTCAACAGTTGGTGCGTAAGGCCCGCTGGCTCTATAACAACCTCGGTGTTGTACGAGGCATGATCAACAATACTTCGAGGTTCACGGTCGGCACAGGTATCAGTCCTATACCGACAACCGGAGATGTCGAGTTTGATGTCATAGTCGAAGACTACTTCTGCGACTGGGCAGATTCGGCTATGCTCTGCGACATCTCTGGTCGACTCGACTTCTGGACGCTCCAGAAGAACGTGCTCAGGTCGATGCTACGCGACGGCGAATGCTTTGTAGTCAAGGCGTCTGAGAACGGAGGAATCCCACAGTTCCAGTGGCTTGAGTCACAGTTCATCGGCAGTCGAATGGCGGCCTACCATGAACTCGACAAAGATGGATTCCGTGACGGCATCAAGTGCGACCAATACGGAGCGGTGCTGGCCTACAAGCGACTGTCAGACCGTAACCGCAGTGAGTTCGATTTGTCGAACGAAGACATCATTCCGGCTAGTGCGTTATTGCACGTCTACGACTATGAGCGCAGTCAGCAAATCCGCGGTCTAACTTGGCTCTATGCTGGAGTCAATTCAGCCCTTGACATCATGGACCTGACAACGCTTGAAAAGCATGCGACTAAGATTCACTCTGTCGTCGCGGCGACGATCCGCAAGAAGACTGGTGATGCCGGTCCAGTCGGATTCGGCGGGACCTACAAGAAGACTAAGGTTACTGGGTCCGATGGCAAGCAGCGGGTCATCGCGTTCGACAACTTCATCGGTGGTAGCGGTATCCTCCAGTTGGCGATGGACGAGGAGTTCAAACTCGAGGCATCGAATCGTGAGAGTGCAACCTTTAATGGATTCATCGAGTTCTTAGTACGCGACTTGGCAGCGGGTTTCGGTACAACTACAGAGTTTGTCTGGTCGATGATCGATGCGAGTGGCCCGAACGTCCGATCCATCCTAGCACTAGCCGGAGGATTATTCGAGGAACTGCAGGACCTACTAGTTCGTTTGTTATGTCGTCCGCTCTACATGTGGGTCGTAGCTCGAGGCATTCAATCGGGTGAAATTGTCGTGCCAGAAGGAGTGAAGAACCCGTACTCATGCGCTTGGATGGGACCCGCAAAGATCACGGTCGACCAAGGCAAAGAAGGCAACCTCCAACTCGAGCGACTTAAGTCTGGTTGTGGCACATGGGAAGAGTTCTGGGCTGAACGTGGCAAGTCGGGTCGTAAGATGGTCAAAGCACGTATCGACGAACTTGCATGGGCTATGGAATACGCGGCTAGTAAGAAAGGTCCAGGCCACGAGGACGGAGTTCCGTTTGACTACCTCATTACTCTAAACAAAGGCGGCGACGGTGGACCTAGCAATGGCGAAGTAGCTGAAACTGCAAAACACGAAGAGAAACCCACTGAGAAACTTGAGGCAAAGTAGTATGTCTTACCCCCGAATTATCCAGCGTGTCATGGGCGAACCATGGCTCATCACCCCTGAAACGCACCACACGTTGCAGGAAGTCCTTATGTCTCACATTGAAGGTCGCTCGGTGGCTACCACAGCCAATCTGGCGATTCCATTTACCCCAAAGGCAGTGGGACTCGGCCTGACCAAACACGCGCAGCCTGGTAGCCGCGTATGGACGAAAGGCCGTCTGGCGGTCATCCCAGTTTGGGGTGTGATCGGCCAACACATGTCGAACCTTGAGATGATGTGCGGCGGCTTCGATGTTGCAGGGTTAGAGCACGACATCGGACTCGTGTCGTCTGACCCATCCATCAAAAACGTACTCTTTGACTTCAACACTCCAGGCGGAACGGTGACCGGCGTGCCTGAAGCTGGTAAGATGATCGCGGCTCTCGGCAAGACGAAGAACACCTTTGGCTTCACCGATTCAATGAGCGCTAGCGCAGGTTACTGGCTAATGTCGCAGACGAATTCTGTCTACGCTACAGAGTCAGCGGGCATCGGTAGTATTGGCGTCTACTGTGCGTTTCTCGACCGCAGCGAATCGATGAAGGCTCGCGGCGAACGCATGCACATCATCAAAGCGGGTAAGCACAAGGCGATGGGAGCGCCTGGCAATCCGTTGAACGATGAGGACCTAGCACTAGTTCAGGCTCAAGTTGACCGCGACTACGCGTCGTTCGTTAAAGCCATCCGGTCGAAGCGACCTGACGTCAGCGATGAGACCATGCAAGGACAGATGTTCCGCGCACCGGAAGCGCGCCAAGCCAAGTTGGTTGACGCAATGGTTACATCGCTGACGACACTCATCTCCAAACTGAGTTGACACTACGATGGATTGTTGAAGAACCACTTCAATTCGAACCCAACACCTCTAATATCATGCCCCGCGAATTCATCGCCTCCATTGACGAAGCCAACGCCGAAGTGATTCGGCTCGACGGTCAAATGACTGGTCTTCAAGCCAGCAACGCTACACTCACCGCTGCGGCCTCGACCCATGCGGACGACCTGACTGCGCTGCAGACGCAGCTCACCACAGTGCAAAGCCAACTTTCTGCTTCGAACGCCGAAGTCACCGGCTACAAGGCCCAGATTGCCCAACTCAACGCTGACCTCACCGCGTCTAAAGGTGAAGCTGCCAGGTTGATCGCGGCCGCTGGCATTAAGCCGACGAAGATCGCTACAAAGAGCGGTAACGAGCCCGACAGCGACGACGGTCAACCGAAACTCAAAGGGATCGCTCGAGCAATCGCGGGTCGTCAGACCCAGTTGTCCGCAGGAGCCAAACTTGCGGTGAACGCGTAATCGCCAAGACGTCAGAGAACTACACCCCACACCACCGAAATCTATGCCCGAAGGAATGCCTACCATGTTGGACCTCGCCCTCCAACGCAATAACGACGTTCAGGTCGGACTCATCGAAGAGTCCATTCTGACACAACCTGAAATGCGCATCTTCCCAATGCGTCAGATCAAGTCGACCGCCTACAAAACCCTGGTCCGCACGGGTTTCCCAATCGCTCAGTTCCGTCACCTCAATGAAGGCGTCGCGCGCTCTAAGAGCACGTTCGAAAACCGTCTCACTGAGTGCTTCATCCTCGACACTCAGATCGCGGCTGATAAGGCCCTCGCTGACGTCTGGGAACCAGGCGGTGCTGCGAGCTATCAGATGATCGAAGCTCAAGGCGTCATGGAAGCCGTCATGCGTCGCATCGGCAAGCAGGTTTACTACGGCAACTCAGCTGAAGCAGTGGCTGCTGGTCATGGCGATCAGAAGGGCTTCCCTGGCTTTCTTGACGCCTATGACGCTGCCAACTATGAAGTCGACGCGACCGGCACAACTGGTTGCACTTCTGTGTGGGGCGTTCGTATTGGTCTCAAGGATGTTCACTTCGTCAGCGGTGGTGACACCCTGCCGAATGTGCTCCCTGAATGGCGGATCCAAACCGTCAACCTTGACGACAACACTGCCTTCACCGCCTACGTCAATTCCCTGATGGGTTGGATCGGCATGCAAGTTGGGGCTCGTTACTCCCTAGTCCGCATCGCTAACCTCTCGGAGCAGGCCGACAAGGGTCTCACCGACGAACTCGGTGAACAGGCCATCGAGAAGCTTCCGAGCGGAATTGTTCCTGATTACTTCCTGTGTAATCGCCGTTCCCGCCGTCAACTCCGCAATTCGCGTCAGGCGGTGGCGGCTACCGGTGGTTTCCAACCGAATTCGGTACCTATGCCGACTGATTTGGCCGGCATCCCACTGATCGTCACTGACTCCATCATCAACGGCGAAGAGACCTTCGCGTAATCCGCACATCAACTGACCAACTACTCATAAATCTATGCCTGCATTCGATTTCAATCTTCGCGACAAGGACCTTCTCAAGTCCATCGCCCTTCCTGCGGCGGCTTCCACTTCTGTGGTCACCACAAGCATCGACACTGGTAACCGCACGTCTCGTGCTCGTCTCCTCAACATGTCGGCCGCGGTAAAAGTTCCAGCGCTCAACGCCACCATCTTGCCTAACACTCGCACAGCGACTGTTACTATCGAGATGCACCCTGATACGGACTTCGGGACGCCGACGACCATCGGCACGAAGGTCATCACAGGAGCAGGTGGTGTTGGGGCTGCTGCGACCGAACTGCAGATTTCTCTGCCCACTGAGTGCGAACGCTACGTTCGAGCTAAAGTCACCTTCGGTGCGTCGACCACAACAGGTGCCGCAGTAAGCGCCGAGTTCAGTCTGCGTCGCCACGGTGCTGTGTGATGAACGCATACGGACAAGCTCAGCTACGTTCATGGGCCACCTCTCGCCACCGCGGGACGGTGGCCCTTCGTATAACCAACGAGACGTTGCCGGTGCAAGGCCCAGTTTCGGCTGGAGTCACGCCGTCGAAACTAGTTCAGTCTGGTATGTCGAAGCAATACACGTTGCGAGTCGACGTGCGCAAGGCGGACTTGCCCAGTTGTCCACGCGCCGGAGTAGACAGCGCCACTTACGGAGCTCGAGTCTACATCGTCGACGAAGTTCAAGGGTGGGAAAATGAATGGTCGACCGTAGTCACCATTCGAGCCTCGGTATCCTTCAACTAATAGGTCATGACCATTTCCAGACGCTTCTCTTCGCTCGTGTATGACTTCCTGCGCGACGCAGCGGTTATCGCGACATACAATCTTCCACCTGAGGTGACTGAGGCCCAGGTGACTCCGGCGGCCGCACCGCCGAACTTGGTGGTTACGATGCAGAACACAGCAGGTAGGCTCGAAATAACGACTGAGAGTGGGACGACCATATACGACCTGCTTGACTACGATCCCGAGCGCGGGAATATCTGGGTCAACACGGACGGCCTGTCGCCAGTGCAGGCCGCAGCGGTATTATACGAGGCTATCGCGATCACAGACGTGGCGAAATCTCGCTCTGGAACTGCGATCACCTTGAGCCGATCGCTCACGGGAGCGGCTATCGAGCTGACCGGCGTTACGAGGGAAATTCCAGACACAGGAATTGCGCCACAGGTAACCACAACCGGCGGCGGCTACGGGACAGCCGCCATTGAAGGAGAGGCGAGAGTAGGCATGGTCCGACGATTGATGGATGACGGTCTGGAAGAAGCCCGGCCGTCTTTGCTTGTAGCGGCCCGCGAGGATACTAAGAATGCTTCAGCGCGTCGCAGGATTCTAGTCAACGTGCTAGAGCTCGTAGCAATGAAGACGAGAGACGCAACCGCGGCCCTTCCGGCTCAAGTCGAACCCGACGAAGCGAGTGACATCTTGGTCCGAGTGAACAATGCTATTCGCAGCGGCTTCTCGGATTGGTTAGCGCTGCGACCAGACGCGGAGCGTGAAGGCTACGTGCTATGTAAACTTGTGTTCACTGGAGAGCTGCAGACGTCGCGCGACGCTGACAAGCGAACAGTCGACTACGGGGTCGAATGGGTCTTCCACGGATATTGTTTGACATAGAACAGATTGTCATGGCTGATCTCTCCAAAACCGCTACCAATGTTCTTGCAGGCGTTCGCGCTAAAACCCTCGACGGAATCTTCGGCGAAGCATGCGAAGCCGGAGACCCTCTTTATCAGGACTCCGCGACGCAGCGGTGGTATAAGTGCGATGCTAACGTGCTCGCCAAGTCCTCCTTTCACGGCTTCGCTTTGAATGGTGGCGCCGCAGGTCAACCCGTCAAAGTCGACTACGAAGATGACGACTACACACCAGGGGTGGCGCTGTCGCTTTCGATCGCTGCGGGCAACGAAATTGTCATCCTTAGTCCGACTCCTGGTGGTCTCGGTCGGCACAGTGAACGCGCCGCGGGAACATATCTCACGATCATCGGCATCGCCAAGTCTACCACGAAAATGTCCTTCCGCCGCAATGGTCTCTCTTCTGGAGTCCCTCTCGTTGCTTAATCCCGAGTGACTGTCGTCAATACGGCGGTCAACTCAATCATCTTTGTGCTCACCTCTGTCTTGTAAATACTATGCCTGCATCACCCAACATCAAACACGGCGCTCTACCTGATTACGATCTAGACGAGCTCGCCGAGACTGGCCTGTTCTCCACGGGCATCGAGTTCAAACCACGCTCTCAGACCATTGAGAAAAAGGGTCACACCGAAACCGTCAAGCGCGGCATCGTGCAGGTTCAAGTCTATCGCGAAGCGTTGGACATTGACCTTACGGCCGAACCTGTTCCAACCGTTGAGGGTCTCATGACCGGCTTGGCCAACGCGCACATGGGTTATGCGGCAACGCTGGTTCACTTTGCTGAGGAC